TACTTGTACTATCTTTGCCATTATCTTCTACCATCTGGTTGTATGTCTAATCTAAACGTTCCAAGTTTCCAATCTTGACTTGAACCTGTGTTCTCTACTTTTAATGCTATGGCTCTAGCTCTAGCTCTTGTATCTACTTTTGTTGTAGATGACGTAACTGTAAATGGACCAAGCGATGAACTAGCTGCTGAGTCATTTGAATAATTTCTTAAATTTAACGTAACTTGTGAGCTACCTGTTTGTGAAATAAAGTCTGGTACAAATCTTCTTATTTTCATTAAAAACTCTCCATCACCTCTAAGATCTGAAACACCTGGTTGTCTTTGCGTAATATCAAAATCACCTGACAATATGTTTGATGTTATGGCTGTTGTTGTAGCACCTTTAATTTGATCTGTGCCTGTCTCGTGTTGATAATATGTTGACGTACCATCTGTATTTCCTTGCACATACGTAGCAGATGTAGATGGTTCTACACCACTAGCGTCGTATTCTAAAGCGTGCGGTTTACCAAAGATAGCAGAATCAGCCCATGATGTTCTAGCCAATGTTCCTACTGTCCATATTGGTCTTTTAGGTGATGAGTCTTGATAATTGTAACAAACCATTCTGTTTACAACAGAGGATGAAGATGTTGGATAGAACCACATAATTTCACCAAACAAATTATTAAGACCAGCGGTTATCATTTGATTACCAGAGTCTATGTTTATATCATCATAAACAAAATCCTCTACTAAACATGGCAGTGTTTCAAGTGCACCAGCATATTTAAAAAAACCATTTTCAGATAACCAATATGCTGCGCCATCTACCTCAACAACTGCGTTTTGTCCTGCTAATCCACAGTTAGTTCCAACTTGCACAAAGGCAAATGTAAATGGTTGACCTACGAATCTTTGTAAAAACAAAGCTGTGTCTGTATAAACATAGATCGCATCTCTACCTCTGATAGCTCCCATGATCCGTGATCCGTCAGCCAGTCTCTGTGTACCAGCTGTGTTGGTCGCTGTGGGCACATAAGTATTAATATCTTCTTGGTCTGAGAATCTAATAAACATATCATCTTGTGTAGTTTTATCACCAATCGTTGTTTCTGTGCCAAAGAATACTAAGTGTCTATCTGGTGTAGATACCACCATGTGTCTTGATGCAGTGGGTGCTCCTGATATAATTGTGCATCTTGTTTCTGTTGCATTTGACAAAGCAGAATTCCATTCAAAAACTTCACCATCGTGAATTAAACAAATTGCCTTATCACCAAAATTATCTATTGACCACATACCCGGTTCTAAAACTAAGTCACCAGATGCTGCCTCACCCCAAGCAACATAATCAGAACTATTTTTAACTGTAGCGCCATCACTATGTCCTGATCTAGTTGAGTTTCTAACAGCTCTTGTAATACCTGTTAGTGTAGTTCCTCCAGTGATGCCAGTATAAGATATTTCTTCATTTCCAACTTGAACAAAATTTGTTCCTGAACTTGGAAACTGAGATGCGTCTGCTAAAACAATTGATGTTCCAGATCCACCTGTTCCTGCTGTATCATCTAACAGTGCTCCATTTAAAGTTGTTGTTACTGCAGATGATGCTTCTCCACCCCAAGATCCAAGACCCCAACCAAATCCTTTTTCTTGAACGGCAGATCCAACAGGAAAATAATGTCTAACTCTAATACCACCAGATGTAGTTGCACCAGACCCTGTTTCATTTGATGGCATAGTAATTGTTAACGTTTTTGTTGTGGGAACAGAGGTTACCATAAATTTTTTATCATCAAAATCTGATGCTGAAAAATTAGACCCTGTAATTGTAGTAAAATTATCTAATAAAATAATATCTTGTGGATTAATACCATGACTTGTTGAAAAAGTTATTGTAACAACAGCTGATCCGTTGGTCGTGCTAAATGCACTTGTGAGCGTTGTTGTAGTTTTTATAGGATGTATGTCATAAAACACACCACCTGAAAAAGCATATAATATTCTATTTGTTCCAATAATTGCGTATCTTCTACCTAAACTGTTGACAAAATGATGAAGACCACGTCCAGCTCCTGTAAGTTCGTTTTCATTAACGTTACCTAATTGATTCCATCCTCCTATTTTTTCAGGAGATCCATATCTAAATCTAACATTATCACAGTCTACCCATTGTCCCTCTGCTGTGGTTTCTGAGATTTGTTTATTTATACCTGGCTGAAATCCTATCTTTTGTAGCATAATGAATAACTATATCAAATTTACGTGAAATTAATACACCAAAAGTGTGAGTGATTTATATACTATTTCTTTTTAATAGTAAACTTTGCGCCTCTAAAATCAACAGGTAGTCCTAACATGGGTCTTCTATCTAGATAATTTTCTTTAGCCATTTTAGATCCTTTTTTATTATAGTGTAAAAAAACTTGACCACATGCTTGACCTTTAAATTCTTCTCTCCAATGTTCTAAATCACATCCAGAATAAATTAACATATCCCCTTGTTCAAGGTTTACCCTGATACCAGCCCTGCCTTTATTACCTGTTGGGTCTAAATATATAGGCCAAGGGTCACCACCTAGATTTAAAGTGGTTGATATTTCACAAGAAAATCTATCTTTGTGTCGGTGGAGAACATCCCCATTTTTATATATTCTAGCGTAGGAATAAGTTTCTGATAATTTTAAACCTGTATTTTTTTCCATTATTGGTTTTACATGTTGTAGTAAAGTTTCCATAGCTATGTCACTATATATAGAATAAGTGTTTGGAACTTGTTCATCATTCCATGTTCCCCAGTATTCAGTAAAAGGAGAAATAAATTTGTGATGAAATAAAACTTTAGCAACATCTCTTTTATTTAAAAAATATTTATAAATAAAACCACATAACTCTTTTGAAATTACATTTTTTAAAACAGCATATTTATTTTTTTTGAATGACATTATTTTCTCCTTTGTGTTGTAAAACTGATTTTGGAAAAGCTTTGCAGTTCCAATGTATAAATCTAAATGGTTCATAACCTAAATCAACTATATATTGATGTGGCATGTAAGACGGGAAAAAAATCATTGCTCCAGGTTTTACTTGAAAACAAACTTGTGATGATGCGTATGATAAAACACTTTTATTTTTTTCTGGTAAAAGATTCATAACGTTTCCAGGTCTAGGGTCATCAAAAACAGGCATAGATGTTATTTCACTAGCTTTTAAAAAATAAAAACCAGATATGTGTCCATTCCAATGAGTGTGTAAAGCATGATTACCACCACCTTGTTTTGCAAACTCCTGCACCCACAATTCAGTAATAAAAACTTCATGACCACTTAAGTCAAAACCCATTTCAATTAATAAATTATTTGAAGTTGCAATAACATAGTTTTGCAGTTCAAAAAAATTAGGATCACCTACTAAAGTTGTAGAGTGAAACACGTGGCCCATATCACCTTTATCTCCTGCTTTTTTATTTCTATCTTTTATTTTTTTTCTTGAATTTTTTTTAGATTCTTTAATATATTTATCAGATGCTTTATTTAAAGATTTAACAAAACTAGGCTCTTCCGCATGCCATATAGGGCATTTAAAATAATCTTCTCTTGTTAATTGTTTTGGAAAATTGTTTTTCATTTAAAAATAATTAAAGTTTATGTTAAATCTTGCTTTATCGTTTGTACAACTTGAACTGTTGTGAACAGTATTACCATCAAAAAATAAACCTCTATTTTCTATAGATGAGTATTTTTTATTTTTAATTTTAGTAAAACCATCACAGGTATTTAAAGAAAGTAAAAAAGCTTTATGTTTAAAAGGATAATCTATGTGAGAGTCATGTTCCACTATTTTATCTGTTCTAGTATATAAATTTAATTTAATTCTTATCAAAGATTTTACTTTTAATTTTTTTAAAATAGGAATCATTTTTTCAAATAAATCACTATTTGGTTTGTGATTATCATATATTATGTGTGTAAAATAAAAATCTTCTCTTGACTCATCTGTATGTGCAACATCTTTATTGTAATAAAAAGCAATAGATTGTTGATCCACTATTTTTTCTTTTAACGGAGCGAATAAATCTTCACTTAAAAAATTTTCTTTTATACTTATCATTTAAAAGGTTTTCCTAAATTCCATATTACTAAACTATACCTAGAGCCTTTTTTAACAGGACATACTCTGTGCCAAACAAAAGATGGAAAAACAACCAAAGAACCTTTTGGTAATATTTCTTTACATTTTTTAATATTAGGTTTTTGATTAACGTGCACATCTTTAAAATCAAACTCTAGCTCACCGCCTTTATAATCTTTTGGATCAGACAAAGAGACTGTTACTGATAACTTTCTAATTTTACCGTGTGACGGATCATTTTGATCGTCTCTTTGATAAGGTGCATGAAAACTATCACAGTGCCAATCATAATATTGTCCTTTTCCATATTTAGTAAACTGACAAGCTTCTGACCAATCCCATTCAAAATTCCAACCAGCATTTTCATTTGCTCTATGAACATAAGGATGAATTTCTCTGTATATCCATTTATCATACAACCAAACAATGTTTGAGTTTCTTTCTCTTTTTAAATCTAAAATATCATTATCGTTTAATTTTTTGTTACCAAATCTACCTGTTACACCTATTTGATCTTTAATAGAATTAGCATACCTAACTATATCATCACAAACTTTAGGAGGGATTACCGATTGAAAATACCAATAATGATTTTGTAGGTTCATATATCTTTATGCTTAAATTTATAGCATATTGATTTTATAAGTCAAAGATATATTAAGAAGAAACCCAATCAGTCCCGTTCCAATTAAAAATAGTTGGGGATTCTGATGTGTCTGTGTCTTTTGTTGATTGCCAACCTTTTGTATTATCTGATTGATAAAGACTTTCATTCCAAGATATATCATATCTAACTTTTCTTGGACTTCCAACACTTGAACCCTCTGGAATATCGTCTCCTTCTACATAAGTATCAGAAGGATGATCAAACATTTCTACAGATGGATAAGTTATTGGCGCCTCCCAATCATGATCTACATTTAATGTCCACGAAGCATAGGGTTGTGGATTAATAAAAGCATCTCTTGATTCATCATATGTGGCACCGGGTCCAGTATATCTTTTTCTAAAAGAATCAGTTATTGAACATTCTTTCCACGTCCCACCTTTAAAAAAATTAACACACCAAGTTTCACCATCAACGTGCATAGGGTTTTCTCCTAAAGGGCCTGCTGCCGTTGGTATGTCATCTCCAACAACAACCACTCTTTGTACTACCCAAAGTTGATTAGATGTAAAACCTGATGGGTCTGTTTGTAATTTTATTTCTGCAAAGTGTGCCATAATTAAGCTATTGTTAAAACTCCTGTTACTGTAAATCTTGCAACTTTATCGTTTGCAGGTCCAACACAAGCTGAAACCGTGTTAGTTCCAGGTGAAACTGATACGCAAGCATCGCCAGGTAATCTAACAATAACCACTCCTGGTCCACCAGGTGAGCCTTTGGCTTGTGAAGATGGAGCTCCAACAGTCCCGCCAGACCCTCCGCCTCCGCCGCCCGTCCCCGGCGTTCCACCATTTCCTCCTGGATTTGATGCGTTTTCTGCGCTTCCACCATTTCCGTTTCCGCCTCTAGATCCCCCTCCTGCACCAGCGTCCCCCGCTTGTCCATTAGGTCCTTGTGGCCCTGATCCGCCGCCACTTCCTCCTCCAGCGTAACTTACGTCTGATCCTGTAATTGTATTAGGAGCCCCGTCTCCTCCGTCTCCGCCGCTATTTCCTGATCCAGCCGATCCCGCTTGAGTGGCTCCCCCGCCACCTCCAGATCCCCCGGTTGGACTATTTTGACCTGGTCCACCATTATTTCCTTGCGGTGGAGTTGTAGGTGGTGTGTTTCCTAATCCTCTACATGATGTTGATCTATTGTGTGCAGCTCCTCCTCCAGATCCCCCATTTGCTCCTTCGTCAACTGCTCGACCTCCTCCTGTAGAAGTAATACTAGAAAAAACTGAGTCTGATCCGTTTTGAGTGCTTTGGCTGTTTGGGTCTGCTCCATTTCCTCCTGCACCAACTGTAATACAAAAACATCCAATATCTAAATCTAAAGCAGATCCTTGTAAAGGAGATGGTCCAAAACCAGATGCTCTATAACCCCCAGCTCCTCCGCCAGCTCCCGATTGGTGAGTGTGTGATCCGCCACCACCTCCCGCTACTACTAAATAGTTAGCAGTAAAAGGACCTCTAGCTCCGCCTCCAGTTCCAAATCCTAAAATTTGATAACCAAAACCTTTTCTTCTTTTTGATTTATTTTTTTTTGAACTTTTACCTGAAACATTAGAAATGTTTAGTTTATGGTCTCTCATATTCTACTCCTTATGCGTCGTTAGCAGCACTAGTAGTAAAGAATAATTTAATTCCAAGTAGTCTCGCATCTGCGTTTAAATCGTCTGCTGAAACATCCCTTGATACTTGAAAGAAAACGTATTCATCTGCACCAGGTGATCCTGCTATTGTTACTGCTCCACTTTCAGCTGCAACATCTAAATCATTTGACGTTCCACTATGCGCTTTTGCCGTTGCAACAACTTGTGTTCCAAAAGCTGTGTTTAAGTCTCCATTATCAGCTAAAGCCACAGCAGATAATCCCCACGCAGTGGTTCCTGTGTTTGTTGATGTAGCTGTAAAGAAAGCTTGAAAAGTAACTGTTCCTGCGTTCCATGATTTAGGGAATGCAACAGCAAACTGTGCAAACTCATCAGTATCTTTGTCAAAATCTAAAACTTTTAATTCTGGTCCATTTGATAATTCTACTTGTGCAGTGGCTGCACCGTTTGTAGTGTTAGGATACATAGCAACTGCTGGAACCCATATAGTTTCTTTTCCTGCAATTTTAATTGCACCAGTAGCATCTGCAGCGTCAACTGCTTTAGCTTGTCCAGTTCCATTAGGAGCAATAGTTATATCTCCGTCAGCCGCATCCGTTATAGTAATTGTACCTGAATCTGTTCCACTGTTTGTGCTTAAAACTAAATCTGCTGCTCCACCTGTTGTTACTGTAAGTGTGCCTGCACCATTTGATGTTAAAGTGGCTGCTGCTCCTGAGTCTCCAACTTTTACTGTGTCACCAGCTAGAACTACATCTCCAGTTCCTTTTGGAGTGATATTAATATCTATGTTTGAATCATCACCTGTAGATGAAATAGTTGGTCCAGCACCTGTTGCTGCGTTTGCTATTGTAAATTCGTTAACAGCTGAACTTGTAGCTGTAAGTAAAGCTAATTCATTTCCATTCGTATCTAAAATAGAAGTTCCAATTTTAGGTGAAGTTAGTGTTTTGTTTGTTAAAGTTTGTGTTCCTGTGGTTGTAACATTACCAGATGGTAAAGTATCAATGTCAGGGTTAGTTCCATCGTTAGCAGTAGCAAATACTATAGCATCTCCCTTATCTCCCGCTGCAAAAGTAAATGAATCACCTGAACCAGATGCATATTTAAATTGTACTGTGTGTGAACCAGAAGTTGAGTTTCTTAAAAAATAAAATGTTTGAACGTCTATTGGGATTGTTACAATCTGATTACCTGTAATTGTACCTGTAAACTCAATCATTCTGTGAGATAAAGTAGCTCCTGTTGATCCATCAGACACAGATAAAGCAGTTGTTTGTGCACCACCAGCGATTGATTGTGTGGTGTAACCACCTGATATTTGTTCTAATAATTGTAAATTTACGTTTGTTTTGTTTCCCCATGTACCGGCGTTTTCACCAGTCGCTTGAAGTTCGACCCCTAAAGGTGTAAATGTTGATGCCATAATTTTCTCCTACGCTACGTCTTTATATGTTATATTCGTACCTGTTGCAACATCAGAATATGAAATATTTGATCCAGTGTCAACATCTGAATATGCTTGAATTCCAAAACCGGTAGACGTTCCAAAACCTGCTAAAGATGATGTTATTTCTTGTCCAGGTAATCCCACTAACATTTCAGTTGGTGCTATAGATCCTACAGATAAAGTTCCTGATTGACCACTTAATCCCACGGTCATTTGATCTAGAGATATTGATCCAACAGATAATGTGGCTGAAACACCTGTTACTGGTATAAATTCTATAGTACCTTCTATTGTATCTCCAACTGATCCGGTTATTTGTTGACCTGTTGGTATCACCACAGATGTTAAATCAAATGTTGTAGTGCCTACAGATAAAGTTCCTGATTGACCAGATAACCCCACCAACATTTCATCTGGTAATATTGATCCAACTGAACTAGTTATAGATAAACCTTGAATTTGTTCTGGTATGTCAAATTGAGAAGGAACTGCTGATGTAATTTGTTGTCCTGTTAACCCTACTGCATCTGCAGGATTTAAAGTAAACATTCCCCAACCATTATCGCCGTAAGATGCATTACTCCAACCGTTAGCACCTAAATTTGATGTAATTGATTGGCCATCTAATTCTACTGTTAAACCACTAAAGCCCCATGATTCAAAGTTCCAAGTATCTCTACCCCAACCTTGTTCTGGAAAAGCATCAACTGATCCAATAGAAGACGTAATTGATTGACCAGTTAAAGAAACTGTTTCGTCTTTTAATTCACCCCACTCACCATCATTCCATGCTCTTGCACCCCAACCAACTGCAAAAGCTTCAGTTGTTCCCCAACGGCCAGTGTTCCAGGTTGTGCCTGATTGATTCCAAGTATTAGCCATAAGGAAGACCTCCTTATGCTAATCGTATGATTGCGTTACTTGCGTCTGCTGCTGGAAATTGAATTGTAAAAGTTCCGCTTGATACAGTTTTATCACCACCAAATGCAATTGCAGCAACTGCTTTGTTAGATGCCGATGAATTATAAATTAATGCACCGTTAGCTGTAAAAGATGCAGATGTAAAACTTACGTCATTAAAATCACAAACCGCCGTTGATGAATCTAAAGTTGGCGTAACACTTGTAAGTGTTGCACCTCCAGATGTGTACGCTGTTCCTGAAGAATTTGTGATTTCATTAGTTGTTGCAAAAGCTGTTGTGCCTGCTCCTAATGTTGCTGAACTTGTAAATAGTGCTATTTTAAAAGTGTTTCCTGTAGTCGCTGTAAAGTTGTGCGTTCCAACTAAAAGCTCTTGTTTAAAGCTGTTACAAATTGCTGATGTTATTGCCATAATTAATCTCCTACGGGTTTACTGAGTTTATTGGTATACGAATAGTGCCATCTGTGTAGTCATCTCTTCGTCTTCTACCAACTTGCTCGGTAGCAAACTTTTGTAGTTCTTGTTTATATTTATTTTCATATAATGTCAACATATCTATCGGACCTTTTAAAAACCCATATGCCTCTGATAAACAGCAATATAATAAACCATTTGGAAAGTTAAGACTAATATAATTAGTGTCATCGTTTTCTAGTAAAACAGGCATGAAGTTAAAATGCACTCTAAATTGATATGCCTGGTCTGGAGTTGGAGATACTATAATACGGCCTGAAGTAGTGTCAGACTCTCCTGTTGCCCCACCATACATAGCATAATATTTAGGTTTGCCTCTTTTTGCAGACTCTGTAGATGGAATATATTCTTGTAAATACGTGTAATCTTTTTTTTCTAAATATGAATTAGAACCTGTAACAGCTGATGTTGAATCGTAAACTTGTATAGCTCTAACAAACAAACATCCTGCTGGAGCATTAACTTGATTTTGCCCTGCAACAAACCCACCTGTTTGTTGTTTCCTATCAGCATCAATAGGAACATCTCGCATTATTCTGTATTGTGAGTTTAAAATTATGTTTTCTAAAACAGCGTCTGTTAAAACATTTGAGTCTGTTTCTGTATAACTTCTAATCTGTGTTTTTAATCCTGATGCACTTAATCCTGCCATTATATTATACCTGCAACCTCTCTACAAATAGGACAGCTTTTTTTGTGTCTATTGTGTGTTCCACATTTTACTGCTTTTCCATTAACGTCCGTATATAATGGGACATCTGGTTCCGCTGGATGTAAATACAAAGCTTCATGTGGATCTACTTCATCACATTTGCAAGCCTTAATACCAAACAAATTACAAATAAAATTTTTAATTTTTTTAATCATGCCGTTACCGTTACTGGTCCCGCTGATGCAGAACCGCCTCCTCCCGTTTCAGTTATACTAGATGTTGTCGCTGTTGCAAAGGTGTAATTATCATCATTTACTTTAGTAATTAAATAACCCGTAGCTAAATTTATAGTTGCTGCTGCAACCCCACCAACAACTTCTGCATCTCTAAATCTAACTCTATCATTAGTTGATCTACCGTGATCTGGTTCATTTACAGATATAGTTGCCGACCCATTTGTTGTTGTAAAAGCATTTAAAGGCAATAATTTAGGAACAGCTGTTTCCACTCTGTCTGGTCTTACGTGTCTTAAAGATATAGAATCACCATTCATAGGTTTTGGTTCTAACTGTGGCTGTTTTGGTTCAAACTCTGACACGTGCACAAATGCACCATTCCATTCTCTAACCATTTCTTTGTATGGAAACTCCATACCAGATCTATCTGATATTGCTTTTGCGTATTTACCTGTTGCGTATTTTGCCATTAATCTAAATAACCTTTCAAGTAACTTAAATCTTTAGGTATTTTTTTTGCTTTTAAACCTATAAATCCTGCTATTTTTACCATTATGTTCCCGGATAATATGCTTTAGGAGTAATATGTGTGCTAGATGCAGAACCATCTTCTGCTAATGCTCTTGCAAACTCATCCTCATAAGCTAATTTTGTTTGTTGAATTAATGCTGGTTGATATTTCATAGATAGATAATACGCTAATCCTGATACCATGCAAGGGACAAATCTAAATGGAACATCGGTTGCATTTGTATAATCACCTACATCTTGTATTCTTTTTATAAAAAAGAAATGCATATCTTTAGATGCGTT